GTACCGTCAACCAGGGCGCCCTCGCGCTCGCTGGCTCGACAATTGATTATGTTTTGGTGGACGAGCCCCCACCGCAGGCCGTCTGGTCCGAGCTCGTGCCGCGCGTCATGCGTAACCGCGGGCGCATTGCCGTCACGCTCACGCCTATCGGTGCTCCGCTCGGATGGCTGCGCGAGCTGGTCGAGAAGAAGGTCGTGCAGGACCTGCACTTCCCGCTGACGGTGGAGAACACGACGCCCATCGGCGGGCGCCCCCTCCTCGCGCAAGAGGACATTGACCGCCTCGAGGCGCAGATCCTCCCGATGGAACGGCGCCAGCGCATCCACGGGGACTGGGACGCGGGCTTCAGCGAGGGCCGGATCTTCTCGGGCTTCGATCCGGTGGCGCACGTGTCGGACATTCTGCCCGAGGGGGAGTGTCAGGTCGGCATCGGCATCGACCACGGGTCCGAGGGCGGGAGCCAGGTCGCGACCCTCTGCGTCGTGTCGCGCGCCGGCGGCGTCGAGGGCAACCCGCGGTTCTGGATCCTAGACCAGAGCATAAGCAACGGCGCGACTACGCCCGAGCAGGACGCGCGAGACATCCTGGCGATGCTGAGGCGCAACAACATGCGCGTCGAGTCCGTCGACAGGTGGACAGGCGACCGCAAGCACGGCGGCAGGCGCTGGGGCGGGAAGAAGTCGAACGCCTTGCTCATGCAGGGGTTCGAGCGCGAGCTGCGCTTGCCCATCGGCGCTCTCGGCTTCCGGGTTCACACCGCGTGGAAACCCGCGGGGTCGATCTACGAGGGCGTTCGCATTCTCAACTCGGCGATGCTTCGCCACGATCTCATCGTGCATCCGCGGTGCAAGCAGCTGATTGAGGACCTGAAGATGTGGGACGGGTCGGACGACGAGAGAAAGCACGGAATAGATAGCTTGCGTTATGGTGCGATCGAGCTGGTCACACGAAGGCTCTACGTCCCCCACGCCGTGAGGATCGGATGAACGTCCCCGTCATCTCTTCGGACGCCTACGAGGTCCGTCGCATCGAGCACACCCGCCTCCGTCGCCGCCTCCTTGAGGGCACGTGGGAGGAGGACCTCCACAACCGCCTGCAGATCCACCTCGGCACGGTGCGTAAGGCGGCGTGGGGCTACCCGGACATGTCGTCCAACATCTTCCGGCAGATCGCGCGCTCGCTTAGCGCCCTGTACGTCATGCCTCCGGACGTGACGCATCCGACGATCAACAACGCCGTCTTCCTCGCGGAGACGATCTCGAAGTCGGGCCTGTGGGCCACGATGAACCGCTTTCAGCAGCTGGTCGTCGGATGCCGTGAGTACTGGCAACGCGTGCACGTCAGCGCCGACGGTCGCCTGACGTTCCGTCCTGTCGCGCCCGACATGACCATCGCGCGGTCGTTTGCCGACCGTCCCGACTACCCAGTGTCGGTGCATGAGCTCCGCGAGCGCCTTGACGAGAAGGGGGAGACTCGGTGGACGTGGGACGTGCTCGACATCTCCAACCCGGAGAACCCGATCTACGAGGTCCGCGCCTACATCGACGGCGGGAAGATGGGCGAGGACCTGTCGCAGGTGTACCTGGGCGGGAGCTACTCGGGTGCCGCCTACCCGTACCGCCGCAACGACGGGCGCCCCATCCTGCCGTACGTCCTGTACCACGCGGAGCGCATCGGCGACCGTCTCTGGGACGCGTACGAAGGCGTCGAGGTAGTCGAGGGGTCGCTGAACATCGCGGTCACATACTCGATGCTCTTCCACGCCATCAAGGACTCGAGCTGGCCCCAACGGTACATCGTCGGCGCGGAACCGCAGGGCGGGACCATCCAGGGCGACGTCGCCTCGGCACGCCGCGAGGTCGTCTCTGACCCGGCGACTGTGCTCCTGTTGCGCGCCACCGACGAGCAGCAACCCGTCATCGGGCAGTGGCAGGCCGGGTGTGACACGACCGCCCTGGAACAGACCATCGCGGCGTGCGCCAACCGCCTCGCGCAGGACGCGGGCGTGTCCCCCGCCGACATTCAGCGCATGGGCGGGACGGCGCGCAGCGGGTACGCCATCGCCCTAAGCAACGAGTCTAAGCGGGACGCGCAGAAGGTCTACGCGCAGTCGTTCCGGGCCTCGGACGAGCAACTGGTGATGACCGCGGCGATCTTGCTCAATCGCGTGACGAACACGAAGTACCCGGAAGGCGGCTACTCGGTTCAGTATCGCTCCATCCCCCTCTCGGGCTCAGAGCTCGACGCACGTCGCAAGCACGCGCTCGAACTGCTGGATGCTGGACTCATGACCCGCGTCGAAGCTCTGCGCCTGTTTGACGACTCGCTCACCGAGCAGGACGCCGCGGCGATGCTCGCCGAGATCGACGCGATGAACAAGGCGCGCGAGCTCGAGCACGAAGCCGTCGAAGAGGCCGACGTCGAGGAGGAGGGCGACGCCCCGACCTCGGAAGAGGAGATGGCGCCCACGTCCGAGATAGACGCAGGAGAGGCGAGTGCCGATCGTCAGTGAGCGCCAGCGCCGCTACCTGGCGGCGACGCACCCGGACGTGTTGCGCCGCTTCCTCGAGGAGGGGGCCCGCGCAGGGTTCCGTGCGCCGCCGGCAGTCGCGCGCGAGGCGAAGCGGGGCCTAGAACTGCGCGAGAAGTTCAACCGCGGCGGCACGCCCATCGGGGCACGTCGCGCGACCCAGCTGGCCAATCGCTCCGTGGTCTCCGTCGAGACCCTCCGACGGATGGTGGCATTCTTCGATCGACATGAGATTGACCTAGAGGCTCCCGCCGCGAGGCCGGGACACCCTAACTACCCTTCCGCGGGTCGCATCGCCTGGCTACTGTGGGGCGGCGACTCGGGACGCGCATGGGCAAGGCGCATCCTGCGGGCTTTCCAAGCAACCCGCAAGGAGTGACCATGCCCGACGATACCGTGACCCCAGACGATGTCGGCACCTCGCGTGCCGAGGACCGCATCCGTAGTCTGAGCGCAGAGCGGAAGCAGCTGCGCGAGCAGATGGCGGAGCTTCAGAGCCGCTACGACTCCGCGCAGGAGATGGTCAAGCAGGCCGACACCTACAAGGCGACCGCTGCGGAGTGGGAGCAGAAGTTCAGCACCGCCCGCACGCAATGGGACACGGAGCGCGAGCTCTTCTCCCGCGGCATCACCGACCAGGAGGGCATGGACTTCGTGCGGATGGCGTACGATCGCCTTCCCGCGGAGGGTCGTCCTCCTCTCGGTGAATGGCTCGCAGGCGACAAGCTGCCGAAGGCCGTGCGCGCGTACATGCCCGAGGGCGGAGCGCCTCCCGCGCCTTCCGCTCCGCCGGCGCCGCCACCTCCCGCCGCTAACGCGGGCGCGACGAACGCCCCGAGGGGGGCCCCTTCGCAGTATTCCCCCGAGGCGATCTCGCGCATGAGCCCTGCCGAGTACAAGGCCGCTCGAGCTGCGATCCTCGGGCTGGACCGCTAGACGCTCTCCGCGTGCGCGTAGCCTACAAATGCGGTAGGCTACGCGTACCCGTCGGGTCGAGCCCCGTATCAGCGACGCCGGGATGACGAGAAACCATCATCTCAGAGGTACGCCACCATGGCTCTTACCGACTACTCTCCCGCTCTCGCTGGCACCGCTCGCGTTGCCGCCGTTCTCAGCCAGGAAATCCAGCTCAAGCTCGCCGACCGCGCGAGCCTTCACAACCACCCCTCGCTGATCAACTTCGGCAACATGGCGGGTCGTGGCTCCGCGGCGCTTCAGGTCCCGATCCTCGGGCTCGACGGGTCGGACCTGCTCGCGTCCGCCGCCGACGGCGCCGTCGTGGCGAACACGACCTTCACCGCCGCCGCGGCGACCCTGACTCTGGGTCGCTTCGCGCTCCGCTACGACCTCACGGACCTCGGCGGCGCCATCACCGACTCCATTGGCCTGAACGCTCAGCGTCTCGCCGAGAGCATGGTCGGCAGCACGGTCATGGCCTTCCAGAACGCGCTCTGCGACGTGACGGACGGGTTCACGACCACTGCTGGCGTCTCGGGCGTCGACATGAGCGTGGACGACTTTTACTCCGCGCAGTTCGCCCTCACGCTCGCCAGCGTGCCGGGTCCCTACATCGCCATCCTCCACCCGCGTCAGCTCGCCGACTTCCAGTCGAGCCTCCGCGCGGAGTACGGCGCGACCCAGTACGTCATGGCGACGCAGGACATGCTGAACATCAAGGGCCAGGGCTTCGCTGGCATGTTCAACGGCGTCGACATCTTCGTCTCCTCGCGCGTCCCGACGGCGAACGCCGGGGCCGACCGTGCGGGCGCGATGTTCGGTCGCGGCGCCGTCGGCTACGTCGAAGGCTCCCCGTTCCCCATCGTCGGCGCTGCTGGCGTGGTGACCCCGGCGGGCACGCCTGTCGTCGTCGAGTTCGACCGCATCGTCGGCGGTGGTACCACCTCGATCCTCGCGAGCTACTACCTGGGCATCGGCAAGCTCCAGGACGCGATGGGCGTCTCGATCATCACCGACGCGTGAGCGTCATCATCTAGGAGAGCACGTGGCCGTCACCTTCACCGACACAACCAACGCCGCCGGACCGACCTTCGCGGGTCGTCCCGCTACGCAGACGGCGGGAGGAGCTCCCAAGCTCAACCTCCCGACGAACGCGCAGTGGTGGTACATCTGGCATCCCGCGCGTTGGCAATGCATCGACGGAGAGTGGCTGCCCGTGCTCGCCCAGATGCGGGCCACCCCTGGCGTGAACGCCGTCGACAAGGACGGCGACACGTCTGGGGCGGAGACCAAGCTTCGCCGCGAGCACTGGACCGTGATCCCGTGGGACGTAATCGAGGGCGGGTACGTCACCGAATACGATGGGGTGCGGGGTCCGGTGCGCCTGTCGCGGTGGGAAACCCCGCGCATGGTGGCAGGGCAGGTGGTCATCACGCCCGACGAGGCAGGCTACCGGGAGTTCCTCCGGGGTCTTGTCTCGTCGGGTGTGGTCCGCGCCCCCGACCCCTACACGACCGACGCGATCAAGGAGCGTCAACGCTTCCGCGTCGCCGAGAACTCCAAGCGTGCCGCTAACGACCCCGAAGCCGCGCGCCGCCTCGAGGCCGATAAGGCCCTCTTGGCGCAGATGGACTCCGCGAAGGTCCCGACCGCTAAGGCAGGTCGCCGTGGCTGAACAACGCGATATCAGGGACGCGAAGGAGCGGTTCGCCGCGAACCTCGTCCGGAACGGTATGCGCCCCGAGCTCGCCGAGAAGAAGGCGAAGGAACAGGCGCAGAAACACGACAACAAGAACAGCCGCTAGCCCCCGCTAGCATCGGAGCCCCCGATGGCCGTCAAGACCTCCCAGAACATGCGTAGCGGCGTCGCAGCCGTCGGCTACATCGTCAAGGCCCTCCCTGCCGACCTTCCCGCAGATGCACCTACCGTGACTTCGGGCACCGGCGTCCCGGCGACGACTGAGCCCAACGGCTCCATCTTCCTCCGCACGAACGGTGCCAACGCGGACCAGGCGATCTACGCGCGCATCGCGGGCGCTTGGGTCGCCATGAAGGGCGCGACCTAATGTCGAGCTCCGACACGGAATACGCGCCGCGGTTCTCCATTCCGGAGTTCATTGAGCGTGGCCGCGACAACAAGATCACCGCTCCGGTCTACCGGAACGGTGCGCTGGTTGCGCCCGTGTCGGGGACCGTGTCGGTCTACAAGGCAGACCAGACCGTTGTCGTTAGCCTCGCGGCGGTGACTATCGTCGCAAGCGTGGCGAGCTACACGATCCCGGCGGTGTCCATCGGCTCACTCGTCCTCGAGGACGGGTGGCTTGTCGAGTGGACGCTGACGATGCCCGACGGCGTCGCGCACGTCTTCCGTCGGGACGGCGCTCTCGTCCGTCGCCGCCTCTACCCTGTCATCGCGGATATCGATCTTCTCCGTCGTCACCGCGACCTCGGGCAGCTTCGCGAGGCGGGCGTGACGTCGTACCAGGACTACCTTGACGAGGCGTTCTGCATGATCGAGAACCGCCTGATCGGCGGCGGCAAGCGGCCCTATCTGGTGATGTCTCCCGCCGCGTTCCGCGAGGCGCATGTGTGCCTCTCGCTTCATCTCATCTGGAACGACTACGCCACGTCGGCCGGCGATACGTCGCGCTATCAGCAGCTCGCCGACTCCTACGGTCAGGCGTACGAGAACGCGTGGCAGCAGCTGACGTTCCACTACGACGTCACCGATGAGAACGTCGTGAACGTGGACCGTCGCAACTCGGGTAGCCCGACGCTCTGGCTCAACTCGACGGGTGTGCAATACCCCCTCGGGTACCGAGGCATCCGGTCGTGAAGACGCGCGCAGAGGTTCGCGCTGCCTTCGACGCTCAGGTCGGGGCGCTCTCGGGCTGGACGCGTTCCCGCTTCGCCGCGGACGTCTTCGGGCGCGACGTGCAGGGGCTTATGGGCACGGGCAAGCTCTACGCCGTGGGCCTCGGCGATACGAACAACCGGATGGGCGGCACCGGGAACGGCTACCGCGGTCGCCCTGGGCAGGGCCTGCTAGTCGAGACGTCCGTCATCGTCCGATACGCCTACGCGATCAGGATGAAGGACCAGACGCTCTCTCGCGACGAGGGCGAGGCCGCGGGACAAGAGGTCATCGCGGCCTGCGAAGCCTACACCGCGACGTGGCCGGGCGAGCTCAAGGTTCAGCTTCAGACGGTTACATCGGAAGTGACCGATAGCGGGGAGTGGTTCCTCGGTACGGCGACCTTCCTCGTCCTCCACGCCCTCCCCATCTCCTAGGAGGCTCCCGTGGCTCTCTCCTCTGTGGTCAAGAACTTCCGCGATGGCACGCTGGTCATCTCCGACGCGACGACGCCCACCCCGATCACCCTCACCGTGCAGTACGAGTCGGGCGACTTCAGCCTGTCGGGCGCCAACGAAGGGAACACGGAGGTCACCACGTACCTGGACCGTGGCGACCTCGGGAGCCTCCGTAAGACGAACCGCACGTTCCCCAGTGGATCGTTCACCGCCCACTTCACAGACATCCGGTCGACTGAAAAGACCCTCTGGGCGCTCGCCACGTGGTCTGGTCCGTTCGCCACGGCGCTCTCCTCGCTCACCACAAGCGACGCCAAGACCTACAAGACCCTCGTCTGGACCGTCGAAGGCACGAACTTCGGCGACGCCGCCGACCACATCCTGACGCTCGGCGATGTCCGCATCGATTCCGTGGACGTGGCGGAGGGAGACCCGAACTCCTACACGATCAACTTCACTTGCTACGGTACGGTGGTCGCGACCTGACGGGTTGCGCGACGTGCAAGTAAGACGCCCCTCGGCTATGGCTGGGGGGCGTTCTACTATCCGGAGGTTCCATGTCCGTCGTCGTCCAGCTCGGTGCCCACTCTGTCTCGCTTCGTGCGCCGCCGTCCTCGATGGTCCGGCGCGAGGTCGCCGTCGCGATGTCGACCTCCCCTCTGCGCGGTCTGTGCGCCGCCCTGGGCGTGTGCTGGGGCGGGAAGGCGTTGAAGGCTAAGTACACCTACCAGCCGCTGCCCTACGGTGGCGAAGTCTTCGACGAGCTCATGGCCCTCGGCATCCCCGAAGGGGACATCTACGCGGCGGGGCAGAAGGCCCTCGCGCTCTGTGTCGAGGTCCCCACCGAGGAAGCCGTCGCGCGTGCTGAGGGTTTTACCGTAGCGCCGACGGAGCCCTCGACGGTGTAGCGATGGAGATCGGCCTGACGTGGTGCGGCGACCCCGACGCGTTCTGGTCGTGGCCCCTCGAGACGCAGGAGCGCGTCCTCGGGTGGTACCGTGCACGCCAGCCGGCTCCGAAGAAGCGCAAGCGGACGTTCCAGCCGCGCGAGAATGATACGGTAGACCCGGCGGCGCGCGCTTTCTGGGGGCTCTGATGCAGGTCAAGGTCAAGCACGGCAACGTGACCGCGGAGCTCTCGGGCACGCTGGAAACGCATCTTCAGCGCGTGGTCGACACGGTCTATGCAGAGGTGCGCGACCAGCTCTCGGCTATCGGCGAAACCATCGTGACGAGCTCGGAGAGCACGTGGTACACGCAGGTCGATCGTCGCACTGGTGAGACGGGCAAGATCGAGGATGAGCTCCGTCTCACGCCTGACAAGCTCTCCGTCGTGGTGCTCCCCGAGGCCACGAAGCGGACGTATGTAGTCCGTCGCCCTGGCGCGAACTCCACGAAGAGCCGCCTCGCGACAAACGACGAATACGCCGCGGCGATGAAGCAGTACCGGAAGACGGGCCAGCTGCCCGAGCAGTGGACGCGCGACGGCGTGAGGTTCTCTGAGGGGCGTCCCGTCGGTCTGGTCAAGCGATACCCGAACCCGAAGGCCAGTGACGGGCGCAACCTCTGGCAGGAGCTAGTCATCAAGCCAGGGAAGGCCCTAGGCACCAAGCTGAAACGCGAAGGGTCAAGCGCGATAAGGGACGCGGTGAAACGCAAGGGAGGCTAGCCGTGGCAGATGTGAACCTGACCGTATCCGCTGACATCGGCGACCTCCGGCGCCAGCTCGAGAGCATCCCCGGCATCACCGCAGAACAAGCTCGCCTCATGGTGGCCGAGCTGGACCGCGGCTACAAGCGCGCCGAGAAGGCCGCGGCGGCGGCTGCGAAGGCTACCCGCGCGTCAATGAAGCAAGCCGAGGAGGCCACGCGCAAGGCGAGCGAGGCGGGTAAGGAGTTGGGCGACCGCTTCGGGCACGTCGGTAGCGGCGCCGGCAAGCTTGCCGGGGCCCTCGACTTGCTGGCCCCCGGCCTCGGGTCGGTGGGGCAAGGCATCGCGGATCTCGCGGACGTGGGCGAGGTCGCCGCGGGTAGTCTCGGGTCGTTCGCAGCGCCTGCCGTTGGAGCTCTCGCCGCGGCGGCGCTCCTCGCGGTCCCGGTCATCATGCATCTAAGCGCGGAGATGGAGGCGGAAGCCGAAGCCGCGCGCGTGATGGGCCTTGCCAACGACTACGCGCGGCAGCAGCTCGAGCTCCAACGCACAGCGGCGCTAGACCTCGCGATGGCTACGGGTCAGTTGAACCAGGCGCAGCGAGACGAGATTGAGATCCGTCACACCGCGGCACTTGGTCTCGCCGACTACCTGGATGGGCTTGCTGAGACGAGCGCGGAGGCGCTGAAGCTCGAAAACAGGAACCGCGCCATCGTTGATACCTTCGGCGACATCGCCACGCTTGCGGGTGGCCCGATCACCGTGCTCCTCGCGCTCGCTTCGGCGATGGGCGCATCGGTCCCGACCGCGGCAGAGCTTACCGAGAAGGTTGGCTCATTCTTGGGTGTAATCGGCAAGTACGATGCCGCGCAGACAAGCGCCGCGCGGGCGACCGAGCAAGTCACTCAGAAGACGAAGGAGACGATCCGCACGCAGCTCGAAGCAAGCGCAGCGAAGGATCGGCACACCTCCGCGACGAGGGAGCTTCGCGCGGAGCTCCAGAAGAGCGCCGTCGACAAGGAGGCGGAAGCCGCCGCCGCGCAACTTCAGAAGGACGCCGCAGAGCTGAACGCTAATGTCGAACGCATCATGGCCGATGAGCTGGCCCGCACATCGACCGAGGCTGAGAAGCTCACCTACAGGCTTTTGGAACTGCAAGAGCAGACTCAGTCGCTTGCCGATGCGAACGTCAACATCGACACATCCCGCGCGCAGGAGGTCCTGACGGCGCAAGTAGCCGCTGCCGAAGAGGCCGCGCGCGTCAAGTCGGCAGAGGACGCGAAGAAGGCGCAGGAGGCGCAGCTTGCCGCGGATATCGACTTCTACGCCAAGCGGGCCGAGATCGCGACCGGGGCCGCGGACGTGGTCGCCGCCTACAGTCAATACAAGCTCGATCAGCAGGTTCAGAGCTACCACGATGCCCTCGCCGCGCAGGATGCCCTCGGGAAGAAGGCGACCGATGCCGAGAAGGCCCGCGCCGCCGAAGAGGTCGCGGAGAAGCGCAAGCAAGCGATGATCGCCTTCCTCATCGATAAGGCTGCGAAGCTGGCTCAGGCCCTGACGGCTACCGCGCTGGCGACCATCAACGCCCTGTCGATGCCTCCTGCGCCTAACTACGTGGCGGCAGGGCTCGCCGCGGCGGGCGGCGCGATTCAGGTAGCGACCATCGCCGCGGCGCGACCGAGCTTCCACTCCGGTGGTATGGCCGACTTCAGCCCAGACGAGGCGTCTGCGGTCATCCGGCGCGGTGAGGCCGTGCTCTCCCCGCAGGGACGTCGCGCCCTGGGCGACGACACGATCCGCGCTGCGAACGCGGGCATGGGGAGCGGGCAGACCATCATGGTGCAGCAGGTGTACCGGCACCGCGTCTTCGATAGCTTCGTGTCGGACAACCTCCGGACACGCGGTCCCCTGTCGCGGGCGTTAGGTGCGGGTGGACGCGCAGGCCAGCGGAGGAGCTAGCACATGGGAACCGCATACACTCCGGACGCCCTCCGAGGGATCTTCATCCGGGACCCTCGACTGAGCCCCGGTACGACGGGTGCAGGGTCAAGCTACACGCAGGCCGACCCGAACCCCGGTGTCCCCTCCCCTTCCTCGAGCACGATGCTGACGCTCTCGACTAGCGGCACGCAGGTCAACGGCACAACCGTCGAAATGCAGACAACGCGGGCGGGAGGGGCCGTAACGACGGACGCCATCCGCGCTGGTGGCTTCGTCTGGCGCGAGTCGGGCAGTGCGTGGCAAGGCTGGGATGGGCCCCTCGGGTACGCAGGTTTCGCGACCGTGCACACGTGGGCCTCGGGTGCGGGCGCGGACCTGTACACGTCGCCGCACGTCCTCTTCACGGGCACGGGTACGCGTCTCGTCAGCGCGCAGAAGACGGTCGCGGCGGGCTCTGTGCAGACACTCCGCGTGCACCGACGCACGCAGGCGGGAGCGACGTCCACTATCGACATCGTCTCGAGCTCGGTGACGGGACAGCCTCTGCTCTCCTCTCTCGTCGCCCTGCCCGAGGGGCGTATTCTTCTCCTCGCGTACTACGACGATCTCCCCAGCGCGGGCGCGCAGGTTCGCGCGTACCTGAGCGAGGACGATGGGGCGACGTGGGCTCTCCAGGCGTCGGCTTGCCTCCCCGCCTACGTCGACACGACAACGACGACGGGACGGCGTCTGCGTGCGGCATACTACGGTGGACAGGTCCTGATGGTCCTTGCCGTCCGCGTCTCCGCAGCGACGGTCCCCGATACGCTCTGGCAATACGCGAGCGTGGACGATGGCGTATCCTTCGCGCTGGTCGAGGCCGTTGCCGGCACTGATGCGGCAAGCGTCCACACGGGCGGCGTGCACGACATCTACGCCATCCCTGACGTGGGCTTCGGCGTGGTCTACTGCGGTTCCTCGAGAAGCACTTGGGGCATCACGTCTGCGACCCTCGCTAAGCGCCTTGGGAGCGCGTATAGCCGCTGGACAGACATCGACCCTGTGCAGGTAGGGCTACTGGCTCCCGCGACGAACCTGAGCGCAGGGAACCAGCTTAGCGACGATGCGGAGCTCTGCGCTTGCGTGGACGATGATGGGCAGGTGTACGCCCTCGCGCCAAACTCAGGCAACGCCGACCGCGTTCGTCCCGCGCGTAGCTCGGACGGGCAGACGTGGAACGTGCTTGGGCAAGCAGCGAACCTCGTTCACTCGCTCGACTTCGGTGGCCAGCGTCCCGCCTCGATGACGAGCGCCTGGTATGCGGGCGCCCTGCACGTCATCCACGCCGTCGACTCAACAACGATCTACGACGCGCAGCTCGGGGACTCCGTTCTGAGCGGGTACACCGCGGCAACGCTACCGATGCTGCCCGCGGTGCAGGATGGCGGGGACTACTCCGCGGGGTCCTACATGACGTGGGCG